TGTTTATGGTTCCAGGGCCAGAAGCAAAGGAGCCTTTTCAGGCTCACTCTGCCGGGTTCGGGTGCTGTTTAATACATAGGTCTGTCTTTGAGTCGTTGGATGATCCGTGGTTTAAATTCGTGTATGGAAAGTGTTCCGAGGATTTTTATTTCTTTGTGAACGCCAGTAAGAAAGGGTTTAAATTGTGGGCCGATCCGTCTTTACGGATAGGACATGTGGGAGATCCGTTGATTGTTTATAAAGACCACTGTTACGAGAAAATGAAGCAAAACAACACAAATCTAGAACCAATAAAATTATAGGGGGAACCATGGCATTACCAAGCATATTACCAGAAGTGAAAATCAAGTTGTGCAAACAAGGGGCGGGAGATTCAGTCATCATAATTGAAAATCTTCCAAAAGAATTCATCTACCGAAGGAAGCCTCTCAGGGCTCCGAAACTGAACAGGGACGGAGAATTTACGGGGGAACTCGTCAACATGAAAGACACGGAGGACGCCGTACACGAGAAGTTGTCGGTTGATCAGTCCGGTAGAGGATTCATACATTTTGAAATAAGAAACGCGGAAGTCATGGATATGTACAAGAGGATTATGGACTATGTGGAAACAAGTATCCCACGAGGGGAAATTATTCCACGGCCTGTTCCTTATGCCGCCATGCCGGGACATCCTATGTCCCCTCCGATTAACGACGATCAAATTCCGCGGGTGACGATACCGATCTCGTCTCCCCCTTCGGCGCAAGCCGTTGAGGTCGGTACACCCGCTAAAACTGTGACGACGGATGACCTGCGAAAAATGCAGGAACGAGCTGCCAAAGCCAGAGCAGCAAAACAAGCCAAGAAGGATAAAACAAACTAGGAGATAACCTATGAATTACTCTGATCTCAGAGCGAGAGTAGCCGAAATGTTGGGATTACCAGACGACGATTCGGAATTCTCAACTAAAATAAACAAATGGATAAACGAATCATACAAAGCTATTTCAGCTCTAGATCAATGGCCCTGGCTTATTAAGAACGATGTTATTCAAACTGTAACCGAAATAACGACGGGGACGGTGAGCGTGACGAACGATTCAACGTCCATCACATTCTCTAGCGCCCCGTCGGATTCGGTTGCAAACGATTGGCGAATACAATTTGAAGGGGCAGACGACTGGTATGACATATCGGCTCATACGGCAGGGGCGACAGGAGCGACTTTGGCCGATCCTTTCCTTGGAACAACCGACGCCACTTCAACATACACATTGAGAAAAGTTTACTACAGCCTTCCTTCCGATTTCAGCAAAATGATGACGGTGAGACAAGCTGTAACAGACATAAAGCTACGGCCCGTAGACCTTCGAGTATGGGACGCCAACATACCAGATCCAACAAGAGTACACACTCCCGCATGGTATTTGATTGTGGGACAAGACTCTTCACAGAACTACCGCATTACATTCCATCCCATTCCAAACGACGAAATAAATATTGATATCAGATACTACCAAACTGTGTCGGATTTGTCCGCTGATAGCGACGAACCGTTGATGCCGGATCAATTTCGGCCTATCATCGTGTTCGATGTTTTATCGAAATACGGATACATGTTTTTAGACGACACGAGAGTGACTTTGGCCTCTCAGTTAAGAGAGAAGTTTATTAAGGATATGAAGGGCCATGGATGGCCAGATCCAGACAAAACTGTGTGCAGGATACCTTGGGATCGAAGTATGTGGAGATCCAGAGGACACTATTCAAGACTTCCTTTTGATTTTCCAATACAAAACCCCTAGGAGATAGATAATGGCGACAAGGCAAAGCACAGAGATATCGTTCGCTAACTTCGGGGGAGGCAGAGCAAGCGTAAAAAATCCCACGACGCTAACGTTAAACGAAGCCAGCGATTTAGACAATGTTGTTATAAAGCCTTCCGGAGCCGGATTTAGAAGCCGAGACGGAAACACAGAATTCAACGCGACGGCCATGGTCAGCGGATCTACCCCGGTGACGGGACTGGGATATTTTAAAGACACGTCTTCTTCTGAATGGCTTATGGCTGTGGCAGGAACAAAGCTATATAAATCCGACAGTTTAGACGGGACTATGGATGACATCACAGGGGCGGTGACTATTACATCAGGACAGAACAATTTATGGGACATATTTACATTTAACGATTTAAGCATCGGCGTTGGCGGCGCGCCGGACGCTCCTTTTAAATGGGATGGGACTGGAAACGGAGCGGCGTTAGGGGGCAGCCCGCCTAGTGGGGAGACAGGTTTAGCGTGGAATAACCGAGTGTGGATAGCTTCGACTTCGACAAATCCTTCCGTTATTTATTGGTCTGTGTTAGCAGATCCGGAGGATTGGTCAGGAGACGGAAGCGGTAACGCGACTGTCAATAAAGATGACGGAGAACCCATTACAGCCATAGAGCCGGTTAATTCCAATATTCTTCTTGTGTTTAAGAAGAACTCCACACATCAGTTGGTGGGAAGATCGGCTCCTTTTTCCGTGTTTTCCTTGTTTCAAAATACCGGGTGCGTTGGGAAACACGCCGTGGTGTCTGTTGACGGATTGGTATATTTCGTGACACCGAGAGGACACATGATTATCACAGACGGTAACGAAATTATTGACGAGAAGGTGTTGCCTTCTTTGAGCAGCGCGGATGATGTATGGGACGGATTAAATCGAAGCCGTTTGAAGTATATACAGGGGTTTAGATACAAGGGATATGATTTCGATCATATTGTGTGGATGGCGTCAAACGGATCTAGCACGACGAATAACTACGCCGTTGTGTGGGACATATTGAATAAATGCTGGCTCACTCATTCTACGGGACATCCCGCCAACGCTCGTGTCGTGACAGGCGATAACGTGCCGTATATTGGAGCCTATGACGGGAAGATATACAAAATGTATGTGGATGGAACTCATGCGGACGCTTCCGACAGCGGCGCAAATGTGGCTTGGTATTGGAGATCGGATTGGTTCACTAGTGACAGTTTACAGAAAATAGCGCAAATACAAAGAGTGAACATAGCCTATGAAACACAGGCTAGCGGGAGCATGACTTTAGGATACGGCTACGATTTTGTGAAAAACTCAAGATCGAAAACATTTTCAATAGAAGAAAAAGGAGATACTTGGGATGAATCATACTGGGACACAGCCATATGGGGCGGGTTCTCGGATATCATAAAACCTAATTTTATTGTGGGGCGCGGCAACGTGTTTAATGTCCAGTTTAGCGGTAGTGACGCTGTAACATACAATATAAATAGATATTCAATTTTTGGAAAACAACAATCAGACAAACATTTTGACGCAAGCTAAGGAGAAAAAATCATGTCGCAATTAACCATAACCAATTCATTTACCGCCGGAACGTTAATACAGTCGGCTCAGGTCAACACAAATTTTACGGACATATCGACAATATGGAACGCTCACGATGCCGGTACGGACGCATGGCAAAATGTTGTGGTCACGGCCACGGCGGCGAACCCCGTTCAAATATCCAGCAACCAGTCCACAACTGAAGTATCAATAAATAATACAGCAACAGACGGAGATCCCATCCTCAGCTTTGAGCTTGGAGGAACCGCCGCTTTTACGGTGGGCGTGGATGACGGAGATGGCGACAAGTTTAAAATAGGGACAACGGCGATAGGAACAAGCACTTCTATTACCATATCAGGAACAGAGGTCACTTTTCCAGGGACAACCATTACGACAGGTGTAGCCACATTCAGTGAAGCCGCCGAATTTAAATTGGGTGCTGATGATGATTTGGCCATTAGATTTACCAGTGATACAAATACAGGTATTTGGGCCAACAATGATTCAATAAATATAGTGACAAACGGATCAAAGAAAATTGCCGCTGACGCATCGGTTATTTATGTTTATGGACAATTTCAGCCAAACGCGGATGATAGCTATCCTTGTGGTGTGGTGGGAGCGAGATGGTCGGATGTTCGTTCTGTATTAATTAATGGATCAGACTATGGATTTGCTAATGGATATATTTTAAGAGAGTTTCCGGCGACGCATGATGACGTAAAACAAAAAGATGAAGCTTGGATGAAAGAAAACGCCAATGTCGGGATACAGGTTATTAACGACTTGGGCGAAACTGTGGCTGTCATAGGACGAGATGGAACAATATATGCCAAAGCGTTTGCTCCTTTGACAGATCTTCCAGATTACTCCGAGATGGAAAACGCCGAGAAAAAAAGAAAATCCAATAAAAAGAAGAAATAATGGCTCTTGAAATAAAGTATGTGTTCCCGGCGGTAGGAGAGGCGAAGAACGCTCGTGTAAGAGAGGCGTTCGATGATATTGTCGTGTATTTTGAGGATGTTGATATATCCTCCACACAGATAGATGTGGGGGCTCTTGATATTGTCACAACAGGCGGCGTGGAAGCCTCTTCCTTTTCTGGTGGATTTACAGCGTCGGTAAACACTCCTTCACAAATCACATCAGATCAAAATAACTACGCTCTCCCATCGGCAACTGTCGCCAGACTGTCAACAGACGCGTCAAGAACCATAACGGGCTTTGTCGCTGGCGACACTGGACAAATAGCGTACATAATAAACGTCGGCAGCAACGATCTTGTTTTGGCAAATGAGTCGGGAAGCAGCTCTGCCGCCAATAGGATTTTAACAGGCCTAGGAGCCAATATCACATTATCACAGAACCATACCGTCACCATACTATACGACGGGACATCATCGAGATGGAGAATAATAGGGAACAACGCGGGATTTTGGAGCTAACAAAAGAGTCGGGGGGACATATGGCAGTATTGAAATTGGTAAAGGGTGCTTTGCCGTCGTCATTGAAATTGGCAAGCCTAGAGAAATGCGTGGAAAGATGTTACGAGGAATCAGGGCAAGCCGATAAAGGTGTGGAGAAAAGAGGGTACATAGACCAGACGTTAGGCGTTGTAGCGGGATCTACTTTTCTCAATAAAGGCGGAGATTGTTGGATTATTGAAAACGAAGACGGCACATGTGGGGGGTACTTATTGGCCAGCTTTGTGGTGGATATAGATAACAAGCCGTGCTATTGGGTGAGTCAGGCGTATGTGGATAAGGAGCATAGAGGCGGTATAGGATCATTCAGGGATTATTGTTGGCAAATTGTGAGGCAACACGCCAAGAGTCATTTTTGTCACCATTTGGTTGTTGTTTCATCGAGGGAAAATTCAAAGGCTTATTGCAAGTTATTAGGGAGAAATTTCTTGGAATACGCCGCACTACTAAAAGAGGATTTAAAGTAACGAGGAGATTTAATTATGGCTATGAGAAAAATCAGGATCACGGACAATCCGAGCGCGTTGCCGGACGCTTTAAAAATACAGAGTTTAGAGGATTTTAACGCTTTCCTATCAGACATAAAAGGGGAAAGGATGAGTCCGGAACTTCGTGTTAGCGCTCTTGCGAGGTTGCGGGAATTAACCGAAGCTGGGGACGTTAAGGTGTCCGAGTTTCTTAATGCGGGGGAGAAGGTAGGGAAAATGCTTTCTCAGGACTTTCGCGCTTTCGGGGCGGGGAGTTCTCGTGGTACAGGCGTAGCCAACGCGTTTGAATCACAGTCTGGTTTTAGGTTTAAAGACGCCGGGACGGGAGCCGTCGAAATACAATCGGAGCTATTTGGTTCTGATTTTCAAAGACGATTTAGGGAAGAGATACTGCCCGACGATTTACCTGAAGATCAAAGAGAGGCTTTCTTGTCGCAGATTCCTTCGGACATTCCCATAGAATCAGACAGATTTGCCGTCGAAAGAGAAGGCATAAGACAAGCCATGCAAGCCCAGGCTGCCGAAGCCGAGGCTGCCACCACCAGAGAATCGAGGCTGGCGGATCTAGCCGCACTTCTCCAACAACAAGAAGAATCCACATTCGCAAGACTCACACCTCAGTTAGCCGAGCAAGCTCAAGCGCAAGGTTTGTTTGAGACTTCGGCCTTTGGCGAATCGTTAGCAAGGGAAAGAACAGCCTTGGCCGAGCAAACACAGCAAGCTTTGGCATTGCAAGGGCTATCAGATAGGGACGCGGAAATACTGGGGCAACTTCGTGCCGATGCGATACAGAGGGGATTTCAAACAGGTGGCCTACAAAGGCAGTTTGGTCTAGAGGACATTTCGTCAGACTTTCAAAGGCAATTGCAGATAGCGGCACTCACTCAACCGCAGACGGGCGGGGGGAAATCGTCTGGTGAAAAATGGGCTCAAGGGGCCTCGGCTGTGGGCGGTCTACTTGGTGGAATTGGATCAATGACTGGAAGACCTAAGACCACAGGAAATTAAGGAGATAATTATGGCCAACGGAATACCGGATTTCACACCGAAACGAAGTGGAGACATCGGAGCCATAGCTAGGCTCATGATGCAGAAACAGCAGATGGAACAACAGTTTCAGTCTCAGAAAAGACAAGAGCAGAGACAGTTTTTCAATGATGTGCTACAAGCCGTGCAGCAAGGACAGCAGATAGCCAGCAACGCTATGAGACTGTCCGAAGAAAGGAAAAAACGACAAGCTATTTCTGAATTAGCAAAAACATTTGAAGAGCCTTCACAAGAAGCCGTTGTAGCCAGACCTGGAGGACAGCCCATCACATTCTCGGAAACAAAGAGAGGCATGACACAACCTCTGCGCCGACAGGCCGCCGCAATAAAAGCGGGGATACAGCCTCGCGCAGAAGAACTATTTAAAAAGAAGACGGACGGGCCAGAAAGAGGAACCATTTCAGGCAGAGACTTTACTCCCAAAAACCTTGTATTAGCAGGAGAGAAAGAGCCTACTGCGGTTATGATTGATGAAGTTAAGGTGGGCCAAGGATTGCCCGGAACATTTTACCTTGATGGATCGCCTGTACCAAAAGAAAAACTAATCGGATCTAGACCATTTATCACGCCTGTGATTGGAATAGATCCTGTGTCTGGACTACCCATATCCATACCAAAAACGCCTAGTCCAAAAGCCACACCTGTAGAAACTCCCTCAGATAAACTTGCCGAAGGAAAAGGTGGTTCCTTGGAACTTAGGGCAAAAGCGCCTAAAATATACACAACGTATGAAAACATCAAGAAAAAAGCATTTCCTGAAAACAATAAATTTCTTGAAACGTCTGTAACGGGGGGATCAGCGGCAGCGCAGGTAGGACATATACTAGAGGCTGTCGGAGAAGGAGAATTTACACAGATAGGGCTCCAGTCTTTGGGATTTTATTTTGCTAAGATGAGTGGATCAAACAGCCAATTATCAGACAGAGAAAGAGAAGTGTTTGAAAATCCGTTGTCGCTAATAGACGCTGTTGTGAATAAAGGATATAAATTGGCGGCGGGAGACTTGAGCCCTAAAATGAAGCAAGACCTGAAGAACCTGTCCAAATTAATTGAAAAGAAATCACTTATACAAGGACAGAAAATTATAAATGGAATTAAAAGACAGGCCGTAGATGCGACTGGTTCGTTTTGGAACGCGGGTCTGAGCAAAGAATTTCCGTCTATGAAAGAATTAATTGTGACAAGAAAAGACATGCAAGAAGCGATGTTAAACAGCGCAATAAAAGATTCAACGGATTACACAGACGAACAGATTGAACAGCTTGGGTCATTTTTAGGTTTACCTAGGAGGAAGTAATTATGGCCGGATTAAAAGAAAGACTTGAGCAGGCCGGTTTTGATACATCCGGTATAGATGAGAAGACAATTTTAGCCCGACTTGAAAAACAAGGGTTTGACACAACTGAATTAAAGCCTAAAAAATCACTTTCAGAACAATCTTTAGACACTCTAAAGACACTCAATAAATATACGCCAGGTGGCCAGCTTATTGAAGCAAGGGAAAGGTTGGGCGAGACATTTGATACTTTAGGAGAAAAAGTAGCGGAACTACCTGAAGTTATTCGCGGTCTTCCTCCAGAGATCGCCGCGGGCTTAGGAACGGCTGTTAGCATGGCTCCGGACATAGCTGAAATAGCGTTGTTGAAAAGACCTACCACAAGGACTGCCGCAAGAGCTTTCCCAGGAGAAAGAGTATTAAAAAGAGGCATAGAACAAGCTGAAGCAAGAGCCGGCATTAAACAAACAGGTGTTATATTGGAGGACGTGGCAAAAAGACTCGGCATTTCAGAAACAAAACGCATCGTTCGTGCAGGTAAAATGGCCAACAAACAAATTAGCAAAGGAGAAAAATTAAACGCTGTTTTAAATAGAGTATTAGAGATGAGGGCAACAGGACAGCAAACATCGCCTCAATTAGCTAGAGATATTGTTAAACTTTTTGAAACAGAATTAAAAAAAGGACAGGGCGTTGCTGGCATGATTGCAAAAGCGGTAGGAAAAGCTCCGACGTTACAGAGGGGGTTAATGGCCCGCGCTAAAAAGACAGGCGAAAAAATAGTTGCGTCGGCTGCGCCAGACAGATCTAAATTTGCCAAAGCATTGGGCAGGACAATTAAAACAAAAAAAGTTACAAAAGCCGTAGCAGGAATATTAGCATTGGAGTTGCTGAGAAGGGCGTTAGGCGGAACTCTTGGAGGCGCTATTGGTGGCGCTATTGGAGGGAAGTAATGACTACAGACGAATTTAAATCAATTATATTTGATCTCCACAAAGAAAATAGAGAAGAAATACTAGCTATAAGAAAAGATCTAAACGATCTTAAAACAAATTTTAAAACACATGAAGCGTCTGTTAAGATGATTGCGTCCCTGGCCGGTATAATTGGTGGCGGTATCTTTACAATTTTATTAACTATGTTCCGTCAATACCTATAGACTTTTTCCCATCCACATAACATCTTGTGGGAGAGATTCGTCTATATCCACATGTATATGCCTGTCATATACACCTGTCCTTCTAAATCCTGCCGCGACAAGAGACACCACCATAGCAAATCTACTACGACTATCGTGACACCGTATATCGGCGGCCAGCCCTCTATAATGGGCGCTGTTTGGAGATCCTTTTGTGTCGCCTGGTTTTCTCACCGTCTCTGTTAATACGAACGGAATCTCGGCCATTTCCCTGGCATCATCCAGCATGGCGCATAATTCGTCGTTCAATCCTTCAATTTCTTTTTGTGTGAAATACTTATAATCCATATTTAATTACTCCCATTTTGTGTAATGTGTATATAAATCCCCCCACAATCCCGCATACAAATCCACCAAGAAATCCAAAACTACAATAGATAAATAAGCTGTAGTAATCCATCACTCGAAGTTACCCCCCATGTTACAAGTAGCCCAGTACACCTTATCAGCGTCCCTCTTAAACCCTATACCGAAGGTAAACATCTTGGTAATACCAAAGGATGATTTATACCTTGGAGGGGATACGACATCCCGTTTACGGTAAATAAACCAACAATTGAAGAACAGCGGCCATTGTAAAACTATACCCCATCTGCACCACGGCTGTATACGAGATAAATACACCGGTTGACCCAAAGGCCCGATCATTTCTATAAACCACTGAGAGTTAAAAATAGTTTTTCGCTTTGACCCTCCGACAGCTCTGCCGTCAGTGTTTTCTATTCTCCATTCCCCATGGCCACGAAGTGCTATTAGAGCCTTGGGCATTTCTCTCCATTTCCAGAAGCCTTTAGCTCTAGGGCCCGCCGCTAGTAGATATTGCAGTTTCTTCTTTTGCCTCATGAGCCAACCTCTGTTATCTGTGCCAGCCCACACCCTGTCTACGTCTCCCTTTAAATGTTCCGGCAGAGCGTCAATTGGACTCACGACACCTCCATCGGCAGACACTTTTTAATTTTATTGTCCGGCGTTTTTTCTAATTCCTTCAACTCGGCTATTCTCAACATCCAAGCTCTAGCGTGTAAGGCCTTCTTTGTTTCAGGTGGGACGGGTTGAGCGTACCAAACACCGGGGAGACTGGCGTGTTCATAATAGAGATACTTCCTATTTATGCTGTTCCCTAATTTCATCTTCATGAGCTTATAGACGTTACCACCATTTTTGTGCCTATCAACGAAGATATTCAGGCATTTAGCGTTGGTGGCTTTGAGTATTCTTTCGGCGCCAACCTTCCTGATTATCTCTCTTTGAACATCCACGTTCTTCTCTGTTAATGCGAGCTTGGGATCTATTTTACCGGCGTCTGTCATAACTAACCATTTAGGAACCCGTATCCCATTTAGGTGGTATATTTCAAATCCGTCTTTCCATCTGTGGGAAGGCCCCGTTTCGCAATGAGGTCTGTTGTTGGCATTAACTTTTAATATTTCAGGAAATTCGGAAACTATGCAAAACTTCTCGTGCATTACCCGAAATCCTCCATATATGGAGGCTTGTCTATAAGGCTCAAAGTTTTCCCAACATTTCAAGCCTGTTAATTTAATTACATTTTGCATGGCATCGGCATACGCCTGATATGCGCTCCACATATTCCCACCTTGATATACTTGTGTCCATTTCTTACATAAGTCAAGCATTCTTATCGCGGTGTTTTTATCTCCGTCAGAGAACACCAACGCCAAATTATACAGCCATTTTTTGTTTATTTTGGCTCTATCGGTGGCTGCTCTTGTGGCGTATTTGGTGGCTATGGTGGCGTCTCTGGTGGCTTCATCGGTGGCTTCTTTGGTGGCTCTATCGGTGGCTTCCATGGTGACTTCCATGGTGGCTTCTCTGGCGGCTTCTATGGTGGCGTCTCTGGTGGCTTCATCGGTGGCTTCATAGGCGGCTTCTCTGGCGGCTTCTATGGTGGCTTCCATGGTGGCTTCATCGGTGGCTTCTTTGGTGGCTCTATCGGCGGCTTCATCGGTGGCTTCATAGGCGGCTTCATCGGTGGCTTCCATGGTGGCTTCCATGGTGGCTTCATCGGTGGCTTCCATGGTGGCTTCATCGGTGGCTTCCATGGAGGCTTCCATGGTGGCTTCTCTGGCGGCTACATCGGTAGCGTCTCTGGTGGCTTCATAGGCGGCTTCATCGGTGGCTTCATAGGTGGCTTCTATGGTGGCTTCTTTGGTGGCTCTATCGGTGGCTTCCATGATGGCTTTATAGGCGGCTACTATGGTGGCGTCTCCGGTGGCTTCATAGGCGGCTTCCATGGTGACTTCATAGGCGGCTTCTCTGGTGGCTTTATCGGTGGCTTCTCTGGCGGCGTCTCTGGTGGCTTCATCGGCGGCTTCATAGGTAGCGTCTCTGGTGGCTTCTACAGCGGCTTGTAGGGTGGCTCTGTCGGTAGCATCTATGGTAGCTTCTATGGAGACTCTGTTGGTGGCTTCATAGGTGGCTCTGTCGGTGGCTGTATCGGTGGCGTCTCTGGTGGCTTCTATTGCGGCTACATCGGTAGCGTCTCTGGTGGCTTCATAGGCGGCTACATCGGTAGCGTCTCTGGCAGCGTCATCGGTAGCGTCTCTGGTGGCTTCTACGGCGGCTTGTAGGGTGGCTCTGTCGGTAGCATCTATGGTAGCTTCTATGGAGACTCTGTTGGTGGCTTCATAGGTGGCTCTGTCGGTGGCTGTATCGGTGGCGTCTACAGCGGCTTCTATTGCGGTATTGACGGCGCTTTTAGTGGCTTCATCGGTGGCTTCTGTGGCGGCGTCTATGGTGGCGTCTCTGGTGGCTTCATCGGTGACTTCCATGGAGGCTTCATAGGCGGCTTCTCTGGTGGCTTCATCGGTGGCTTCATAGGTAGCTCTATCGGTGGCTTCTGCGATGGCTTTTCTGGTAGCGATATCGACATCTTTTTTTGATGACTTATTATTGTTAGCTTCCCACCAACCCGCCGACAGTCCATAAGACAGCGCCATAATTAAAGGAGAAGGAACAATAACAACTCTTGGTTCCTTCAATTTAGCGACTCGATATAAACCTTTAATAGCGTCCTTTAACTTTTCTTTGTCTATCTCACCTGTTTGAAATGCGTTCTTTATCCATTTGTCTGTAATAATACGCATCTGCTCTTTTTCTTCGTCGGTTATTCCGCCCTTTGCCCTTGTCGGGGTTCTTACTATTTTAGTCGATAACATTTCTGGCCTCCATACTTTCATAATCAAATACACGCTCTATCCCTTTCTCTTTTATTCCAGGGGTGATTGTCTGATTGCCGTGTTCTTCATGATCTATGTAGGTAATGTCTCCCACTTTCACATACGTCTTCCCGTCTTTCTCGTACACCTCTATTCCCTTAACATCAGGAAATATATGAGTATGTACCCCTTCGCCTCGTTCAATAATGAACCCGTTTTTAACTTCTATCTTTTTTGCTCCTGCCGGTATTTTTTCTACCGCGTACAAGATTAAGTCTCCGTGCTGATTTATTACTTTTTTCATTTTGTTTTCTCCTATTTAGGTGTTTTAAAAGCTTGATTCCTAGACCGATGGCCATGTCGCCATAGCGGTGTTTTATCATTGTGCCGTCGTCTATCTCATAATTTCCCACGGTGTCGAGTTTAAGATCCTTCAACTCACAGAGGGGGGCTCTCCTAACAGCGGATATTTTTTCCACGACCGTGTCGTTTATTAATATGGCTACAGTAATCATTTTATTCAGGTAGCTCTTTTGCTACTTGTGTAAATTCGCCAATTATCATAATACCTGTTAGCCAAAGCCATCACCAGAGCCATCGCCATAGCCAAAGCCATCACCAGAGCCAGAGCCATAGCCAGAGCCAGAACCAGAGCCAGAGCCAGAACCAGAGCCAGAGCCATCGCCATAGCCATAGCCAGAGTCATCGCCAGAGCCAGAGCCAGAGCCATCACCAGAGCCATAGCCAGAGCCAGAACCAGAGCCAGAGCCAGAGCCATCACCAGAGCCATCGCCATAGCCATAGCCAGAGCCATCGCCATAACCCTCGCCAGAGCCATCACCAGAGCCATAGCCATAGCCATAGCCAAAGCCATCACCAGAGCCATAGCCAACTTTTTTTGAATATATTTTATTTCCGTATAGAACTATTTTTTCCATGTGGGTGTATTTTTAATTGAAGTTAAAGCCTTTTTTGTTACTGCTATATATTCAATCACGTCAGTCAAAATAATCTCGTGAACAGGCATTGCAAAACGGCAAGCATCAGGACATTTTGTTCCTTCCATTGCCAACTGAGACAAAGAACAGGCCCCATCCCAGTAATGAATACGAATAGAGTCTAATAGTATTGCATTCCTATCCTCTCTCCTTTTAAGTATCCCCAAATGAACACCTGCCGAATATGTCCTGAGTAGAACATACTTTCCTATCTCAACCCTCGGTATCTCTTTTTCTTCTCCTTCCACCTGATCTTTAATCTTCTCCCATGTTTCTTCGCTCACATCTATTTTCATATTAATGTCTCCTTGTCTTATTTATTTAAATTCGCCGTGGGGGGAATTTCACCCCCCTCTCAGGCCACGGCTAGCCTGCCCCTATCAGGTCGCTCAACTGGATAATGCCCACCGAACCATTGCGTTCTTTTTTATGGGATCACAACATGTGCCCAACGGATTTCAGAACGTATTCCCTATCCTACGCCTTGCGACGATTGCCCTCATTGAGGGGTACATATTGCCCTATACCTTGCACCTAGGCGTTGTCTATGGGGGAAACATCTAGCCTGCTGATGCTTTTCGGGCTCAATCTTATTTATCTATTCTTATTTTCCCCGCACTCCCATCCTTAGCGGTTACGTCTGGCACGATCATGGGATATCTTCGCCAACCCTAGATGCGGGTTAAATATTCCGTACAACTTTTTTAATCTAAAACACTCTCCCAGGCCCATCTTAATCTTGTCACAAATTCGTCCAGGCTTTTCTTACATTCCTCCGGCGACACACAGTAATATTTAAAGCTAACCCAATGTCCCTCTATTCCTTCGGCGGCAAACCCTATTACACACGTTCGGTAAAGATTTTCCTTCATTTGAAGCTCATAATATTTAATCGTAACAGAGGGAGGTTTATCGTTACATCGACAGTCTGACCAATCAGGAAAACTTTTGTATGCGTACCACCTGGAATTCCCAGAATCATATGGGTCACCCCCAAATTTCCATCCTGTTCTTTTTAACCAAGATTTAAACTGCTTCTCTGTCATCTTTTTCATTTCTCTTCCTCCCATTTAGTAAGGGCCTGTTTTGCAACTTTTTCATCCATTGTAATCGTAGGAAAAACTTCAAACCTTTGATTCGCATACAATTTCAACGCCTCCTCCAACACCTTCGCCTTCTCGATGGCTTCGAGGTAACCTTCACAATAGGCCTGACATCTGAAATGATCTGGATAAAACCCAAGCCTTTGTTGAATGGCGGCAGCTCCGCCGTCAACAGACCGGAGCCTTATATATTCTTCCGCAATCTCTCTAGTTATTTTCTCATTCATTTCTCTTTCTCGTATTCTTTCAGGGCTTTTTCAGCGTCACCGGAATTTCCTTTCGTTAGAGCGTACCGAACACCGTCAGCAAGACGATTCGCCTTCTCTATGGCTTGTAGGTATCCTTCTGCAATCCACATTTTCTCTGTCCAAGAAAGCCATTCGTCAGGTCGTTTTTCTACTATCTCCCTCGCCTCTTTCTCGTTCATCTCTCTTCCTCCCATTTCGATATAACCCACTGAGCATGTGGATAGCCTTTGTTAGCCCCTTCTTTGACATATTCCTCCAACACCTTCGCCTTCTCTAAACATTCGAGGTAGCCCTTAGCCTTACCATCTAAATGCAAGTCTTTATCCCACGGGGTTGATATTACATTCTCACTGAATGGATGTTTTAATATCTCTCTCGCCTCTGCCTCGTTCATTTCTTCCTCCTTTTACCAGGCTTCTTCTCTTTCCATCCACACCAGGCACACTCCCCAGTGACTACAACAGGCCCATAATTCTCCCTATCGCAAGCGTAACACCACACAAGATATAGCTTGCCCTTCGAGTCCCAAAAATTATGCCCTTGGCGTTGATTTACCTTTTTCATTTCTCTTCCTCCGTTTCATTTCTCATCACCTCACAACAATTAGCGCACAAATGTCCCTCGTTCGTCACCTTAACAGCGTTGTCCTGAGTGATGAGAGCCCCGCAGTTTTGGCATGTCTCGAATTCTTGCTGTGTCATATAATCACCCCTATTAAATTGTATGTCCTTTCCACTCTTACTGGGCGAAAGAGGGAAAGGACTGAGCCCGCCTGAAAAGGAATAAAAGACGGACTTTTATTGATAAAGTTTACCATTAGCATAGAACTTATTTTTATACATCATGTGTATTGTGGGGATAACACTAGCCCCTGTTTTAATGAAAGAGATAAACCCGTTCACCCACTGATTAGGACTGCCCTTCTTCCACTCCGGCATCGTGCGAGAGAGACATCCCGCCGTCACGGCGTACCTTGGCCCCATGGTGCTGAACGCCTTCCTCGTTGTGTACGCCTGGAAGTGATGGAGGTGTCCGTAGATACATTTAAACGGAGTGTGGTCTAAGGCGTATCGTTTAGAATGATTGTCCGGGTATGCTGTTCCGTGCATAAACACCGTGTCTCCCAATCTGTAATAGGATTTGTAAGTTCCATATTCTATCCACTTAATCCCCTCACCGCAATCCTTCTTTAAATTTACATCAGGGAACAAGTCAGAATATTTATTCGTGAGTCTGGTGTATCTTTCCTCGTGATTCCCTTCCAGAAAAATAACGTCACAGCCTGGAGAAAATTTTTTCAAATCAAAAAATAAACTTTGAAGATTTATTTTGTCTCTTTCATACCATTTCATTTTAAATCTCTCGGCTTTCATGCTGTCGACGCCATGCAGCTCTTTGACATCAATTATATCTCCCCCCAGTATAATTTTGTTTGGTTTAATGTCTTTTATATATTGGAACACGGGATTTAAGTCTATGTTGTCCGGCATGTGCATGTCGCTTAAAAATGCGCCGGTTGTTATTTTAGTCATTTTTTTCTCTGCTTTTTTGTTTTCTTCTGGTGACATTTGTGGCATAGAAGCTGACATTCGCCGTAGAACATCCTATTGAGCCATTCCGATAAATAGTTGCAGATATATCTCGGTCTAGGGCCGAGGGGTTCAATATGATCAGCTTGTAGCCGGGTTTTCGCTCCGCATTTGACGCACCTGTTGCCAAGATTCCGTCTATTCTCACCATATTGAAGCCACCTCCTACGAGCATCCCGGCACAACATCATGATGCCCCTCTTTGTCCCTTTGATACGTTTCTTGCGTCTTTTAGCCATTACACTGTTCACAATTAGGATCAGTGCAATCTACCTTATCTCCATGCTCTATCTTCACTACTATGCGCTTACTATCATAACGAGACCCCACAAAATCAAAATACTCAAGAAGGCTATAAAGAAAAGCCACCACTCCTTCTGGTTTTGATCCATAATCATCTTCTGTCTCGAATATCTCCGCTTCCGCGTTATTTTTTTCAAGTATAACCCCATTATTCACCCTCTCCACAGCGGCTTTCCACTCTCTCGGTTTGTATTCTTCTGTCACTTCATTTCACCCCATCTATTACATATTTTCACATTGACTTTTAACGGCACACTCAATGTGACGGCTTGCTCCATGTGTTCTTTTACTCTTTGCGACACTTCCTCAGCCCTCTCCTCCAGCACTTCAAAAACCAATTCGTCGTGAACTTGTAATATAGGCACAACCCCGTTCTCCCTCAGTCGTATCATGGCGATTTTAATTATCTCGGCGGCAGAGCCTTGTATAGTGTAATTCACCACCTTTCTTTCCGCCGCTTTCTTCTCTCTTATGTTTGACGACTTAATATCGTGGATGGGAATAAACCTATTAAATATAGTCCTAACTCCTCCCCTTCTATAAGCGTCCCACTTCATCCTCGTCACCCAAGCTGAGGCGGCTGGCATATTGCCCCAATAGGCGTCCAGCAGTTTCCTTGCCTCGTTTTCGGGGATGTCTGCTGTTACAGCCAATCTCTTTGGCCCCGCCCCATACAGCGAACCAAAGCCGAATGTTTTGGCCACATTTCTGTTGCTCCCAATTGTGGCGGCCACCTTATCATGTATATCCTCGTCATTCCTGTACGCATTTAACAGTAAGGGTTCGGCAGATAGATGAGCAAACACACGGAGCTCTATTTGTGAATAGTCGGCAACTACGAGCTTGCTTCCTTCTTTGGGAATAAAACAGTTGCGGAGATGTACCCCTCTTTCAGTTCTGGAAGGTATTTGTTGGAGATTTGGATTTTTACTAGATATACGGCCTGTGATAGTTCTTGTCGTGTTGAATGTGGTTCTTATTCTAGGAATGTCGGGCCTTTTCAGTAGAGGGGCGGTAAAGGCGCTCCGCAATTTAAACGCTTCCCGGTAGTTCAACAACGCTTTAACAAATTCGTGATCGCTGTGTTCTTTTAGCGCCTCCGCCCCGGTTGATTTGCATTTTATTTTTAAATGCTTGCAAGCGTTCATCACTTGCTGTGGGCTTCTCACATTAAGATTCATACCGGCTTTCTCAATGGCTGTGCTTTCCAGGTCTACCAACTCTTTTTCCAAGATATAATCCAACTCTTTGATGCCGGATATATTAACCATAGCACCCCTCTCTTCCATCTCTGCCACGGCCTTGTAGAATGGAAACTCTACTTCCAAATAGTATTTTTTGCTTTGGTGCGGCACTTTTTTCTGCCACATACACTCATATAAATTATAAGCGGCCAATGCGTCCATACCACAATACCGTGCCACTCGATTGATAGGCTGTTTATCCAAGGTTATTTTCTTCTTTCCTTTGCCTACCATCTCTTCATACGTCGGCCATTCGTACTCAAGATATCTTTTAGCCATGTTTTTTAATCCGTGTTTTCCATAGCTGTTTATAGAATAATCCAACACAGAGACATCACAATAGATGTCGTCGTAGCTCACTTTAATGCCCCAATTCTTCAACCACCGAATGTCGGCTTTCCCCCCACAAGTAAGTATTTTTTTACCAGATATATCCACCAACTTTGAAAAATACATAACATGCTTAGGAGATCCACATACTCCCATACCCACGAAGTTATCTCGTTCATCCGTCTCCACATCAACCGCCACGATATTCGGCAGTTGCCTTCCCTCTATTGGAGGATTAATCTCTAACTCAGCTCCGTATTTGTGAGGCCCAAAGTCGTCCATATCAATATGCCTTCACAGATATTCCATCTGTGCCAATATCTTCCAACCTCACCATAAACGGCTCTATTGTTTTCCCCATGGTCGATTTGGTATGATATACAATAGAAGATTCCGTTCCATCTTTCCTCACAGTCAAAACTGCTTCTGCCGCAGCTACTTTCGCTGAGCTCCCCAGCATATCATGGGCGTTAGGCTCCCTGGTATTCATGGGATTTAATATGGCTTTCGATTCGTGATCCAAAAACACAATGCCGCACCCATATTCGTTTCTCAGCTTCTTTGCTTTCTCAAATACGTTTTGTATTTCCGTCCTGTTATTCTCTTCTTTTCCGTGTATTGTGACAAAGCTATCCACAAGGATAATGTCCGGTTTAAAGTGATCTATTTTTCTTTTTAGGGCGTTAAATGAGGTTTCATGGGTGATATTTATGGTTGTGCCACACAATATATGGAGGGTGTCTTTCAAATCTTTCTTATTTAAATTCTTCGCGTTCAATAGCATTTTAAATCGCCTTCTCGTTTCTACCGCCGGACGTTCCTGGTCTATATACATCACCTTTCCGTCTTTGACAGGAAATTTGCCTAGCCAATATCCCCCGCCCTTGGCCATTTCCACAGCCAAGTCCATCAATATCCATGACTTTCTTGTTTCTCCGAGTCCCGCAATAAATCCGAGTCCTCTTTCCGCAAATATTCCATTAACAAGCCATTTAACCTCTGAGTCTCCTTCATCCAAGAACTCATCGATGCCAAGACTTCTAATTTCTTCGCTTCCCTCTCCATTCTTATCTTTGGATATCTTTGCAATAATTCTTTCGAGGTCGTCTTTTCGTTCAGGGGCTCTATATCCGTAGTTTTGCAGGACGGAGCGTATATCCTCATCTCCAAGTCCGTCTCTTTTAAGACGTAATGCAAACCCATAATCGAGGACGGATCTATCGACCCCCGCCGTCTTAGGAAGGGGGGCAACAATTTTTTGTGGTTGTGCTTCTGAATAAGCTCTAATTGCTTCAGAAATTCTTGGACATCCTCCCAGTTGTCTATTTCTAGAAGTAATCCACTTTGAGTGTCGATGCTGTTTAACCTCACCCTTAGTTGCTCTCGTACCAATAATTTTAACCAGTCTCGAACTGTCATATATGCTATCGACTTTAACATGGAATTTCCCCTCTATGTGTTTTCGTATAATACTCTCTAAATTTTTAATGCCTTGCTCATACTGCGTTTCAACACTTCCTAGCGGCCAGAATACCTGGGAACCGTTCCCGCTGCTGGATAAATGCCCGCCCGGCTGTATTCGCAATGCCTCCTTTCCCGCTTGTAACGCAATGTTAAGCTGTTTAACGCTGGCCGGCGCCCCTTTCGGTTTAATGGGATCAATGTCAATGGAGAAGCAGGTGATCTTTTCCACTTTGCCTTCTTTGTTTCTTGGGTTTCTCCCAATGAACAAGTCAGCTTTTCCGTCAAACTTCTCGCACCATTCAAGAAGCTCTTTTTCCCCTTCAATGAGTCGTCTATCCAATTTTCCATATATTCCCTCCTTTTTTCTATCCTGAGCGTGAACCTGTGAGTAATGCCCTTTGTGTCCCAACACATCGTAGGTGAATCTTATGTGATCCCTTAACACTATTTACCTCGTATTTCATAAAATATTTCACGTAGTCCTATAAATTGTTGCTTCAACTGTTTGGTAATTTTAAATTTGTACCTCCTATCTTTAAAATCTTTGCTCACACGGTAGATCCTTCCTTCTTTAATTTTATTGCCGGTCTCTTCCTCGTAGGCCAGAGCGTAAGCCGCTTGTTGCAGTTTATATTTGTAGACTCTTTCCCTTTCTTCTGATTTGTTTCTAGGGACAGAATCCGTTTTCCAATCCGCAACAAACGGCCCTATGTAATCAGCCGTACCGTTGTACTTATGCTTATGACTACATAGCACTCTTTCGGTCTCCCCTTTGGGTATCTTGTCTGCCTCAATATTTTCCACAAACATGCTATACATTCGAGCTTCTTGATCGGACAATTTGTGAGGGATTGGAGTATCTTTGAGATAAAACTCTATGGCTTTATGGACATTGTGCCCAATATCCTGAGATTCCCGCATCTTCTTCTCACATTCTGTGATCCCAAATTTGCCATACCAGTATTTTAATCCCGGCTTGTCAATTATTCCGATAATCTCCGTCACACTCGGATAGTCGAATTCATAGCGTCTATTTGATTTCATCGCGAATCGCAACGAGCATATTCATTAATTCTTTATACTCTTCCGCTATCTCATCTAATTCGCTGGCTGATGTTCTGGACGCCAAAAGAGCCGCCACATCATGTCCGATGCCGCCAATCATTTTGTCTCGGTCTTTCTTATCCCAGTCAACTTCTTTTTTATGTGTCGTATTGTTGACGCTTTTGCCGCCGGTATCTCTTTGATCCCAATCCGCTGTGCTGGCGGGTTCATTGTCTTCAATGGTGTGATTCTTAACAACTGACTTATACCCCTTGTCATTTGTTTCGATATCCACTTTATACGTGTTGTCTTTTTGAAATGTTCGCATACCTAGATTCTTTGATACCGTCACCCAAAAATCTCCCTTGAAGTTTGGTTTGACACCAAGTTCCATCCCGGTTTTCTCACTCACCAATAATGATCCCGACTGAAACTTATTAAACGGCGGCTTCGCCGTCGCATTAACTCCCTCTACTTGTATATACGCTGTTTCTATTGTCATAACTCCTCCTGTAATTTTTGTTTTATTTTTTTAAATAATCGATGGGCGCGCTGTGGAGAGATTTGACATTTCAACCCTATTTCTTTGAAACTAAATCCTTCCAACCTACACTGCAACACATCTTTTTCTTTGTCGGTTAGTTTATAGCCGCCATAATACGCATCAAAATATTCTTCGTCGTGCCTATAAACTAAATACCGTTTTCCTTTGTTGTCAAAAACATACTCATTTTCTATGTCGGGATATGCTTTTGCTTCGTTGTCGCTTATACGACGAACTTTTTTATTAGGCCGCACTTAAGGGCATTTTAATCCTGTCAATATGCCCATTCATCGCGTCTTGCGCCTCCTCAATCGTTTGATATATTTCTTTCTTCATTGTGTAGTCGTCATTGAAAACGACTACAATCCAACCATTTACAGCTTCTTCTAATCTCAATCTCTCCATTATTACTTCCTCCTTGTCGCTTCCATAATTGGGAGATTCGCTTCCGTCGGCACATAGATAGCCTCACTCGATCCGTCCTGTTGCTTTGTTTCCATTTACTTTTCCTCCTTAATTTTCCTCATCTTGTACTTGATCGGCATAAACACCTTCCAAAGCGCTTAACATTTCATCCATATCTTCACAAACAACACAACCTCTCAATACCCTGGTCGGACTATATACGTGCAAACAAAATGTTCCTTCCTGCGCCGGATATATCTCAATAATATCTTTTGTCATTTTATTTTAATATATCCCCATGCCATTCGTTGATCTCATGGCGAAGTTCGTCGATGTAGCGGTTCCACGGCTTTATCTCGCTCGGTAAATCACTTCGTATAACAGGCTGTGTCGTCGGGCAGGATGTACCAGAATAATAACCAGGCGTTCCACCGGCGCCCATTAACGCAAAATTATCGAGCATCCCACCTAGATATAATCTATTCTCGCCCCTTTGTTGTTGCTGTCGCATCATAGCTAGGACTTGGTTATAAAGAAGATTATCCGACGACATTATGTTGTACTTTTTTTAATCTCCATATTAACATTTGGTAGTCTAGACATAATTTCTTTATATACGTTGTTCATTTCGATTCGAGACTCTTCAATGTTCTTCAAGATTTTATCGTGGTAGGTGTTTTGTAGATCCATTGTTGTTTTCTGATGTTCGTGTTGAAGTTTGATCTTTTCCTTTTCAAGTTCAATTACCTGTTTCTCCTCCTTCATCTTAACCAGGTGTTTAAGTTCCTGTTCTTCAATGCTCTTTTTAACTAGAATATCTTCACGTTCTAATTTCAATTCTTTGATTTTCTCGTTTAGTTTAATGACGCTTTCATAATCGCCTTGAACGGTCTTAACGGTGTCCTGAATTATCTTTTTTAGTGGATTTTTTCCTATTATAAATATCATAATTTCTCCTGTTATTTTTCTTTGAGCACATGAAAATGAACCATCATAGCGTCTTCCATTCTTTGAATAAATTCGTGTATTGATTGCATGGTGTATTCCTTTTTAAACACGTCGGCAATGACGTAAAAGGCTATGTGGAATAATTCGTGGGATAAGGTTCTAAGGTATTGGGTAAGGTTTTTGTTTTGGCGGGAACTAATTTTTATGTCGTAGAATCTTTTGTATTTTTTGCTTTCCATCTCGCAAGCTTCGGCGGCGGCGTGTTTTAGATTGGAAAGGTTTCTAATTCTTAATTTCTTTCTTTGAGCCCTTGTCACCTTGATCTCCATGGTTAGGTATGAAGTAAGTATAGCCCTAGTTCCTAGTATTTTCAACGGCTTTTATTTTTTTCTTTTTGCGCCTCTTCATCTTCCAATTTATGCGTTTCATAGTCCATAAAATAGCATAAATATTCGTTTGATAATAATTCTTCCATCGGGTTTTGATCTTTTATCTTGTGCCATGTTTTACTATTCATGCTCCCCTCCCAAGACTATCAATATATCTTTGAGTTTCCATCCAATCTAATTCATCCTTTCTCATTTTAATTATCTTTGATCTCATTTCATTGCGCATATTTTTAATTTTTATTTTTTTAACTAGCCCTTTTAAGAATTCTTTTAATTCATCATTATTTGAATTTTCGCTCATATGAAGCCTCCCATTCTTCCCGACATTTATCACAAAAATATACTTCCCACTTTTTTGAATAATTCATATCAACGGCATCTTTCGTGATCCCGCAAACATCACAATCAACATCATGTTTACCCAGGTTTTTCCTCCTCCAATTTTCTTCCCTTATCTCATCTTTTGACATTGCCATGTATCCCATTCCTCCCTTGCCGATTCTTTACACTCTCTAGAATGTATCACGTGCTTTATTTTTTTGATGTTTCTTTTGTGGCGCTGTATAAGGTTTAGAAGGTTCTTTGTTGATAGGGATCTAAGGCGGGAGTAGGTAATCATCGGTCTAGCCTATCTAAATACCGGGATACAAGAACAGCTAATAGCAAGCAGATGGGAAGTGATACGAGGAAATAAGACGTTGTGTAATACTCTAGATCCATGACTGAGCCCTCCTTTTTGTCATTCTGAGCCTTCCTAAACCGACTCACCATAGTAGGTGATGAGCCGGAAGAGGAGGGCTCAAGTCCTCAATAGTAAGTATAACCCTTATTTATCCCCATTGCTAGGGGAAAAACTTTTTTTCTCTAGCCACCATTTAATAGCGTTCTGCGCCAAATGGGACGGATTGGCCCTGCCGCTCATCCACCGGGAAATAGTTTCCTGAGGCACGCCTAATTCTTTGGCTAGATCTAATTGGTTCATATTGTAAGATTTTAGTATATGTTTCAACAGCATTATAAACGGCTTTTCTCTATGTTTCGGCATACTACCTCCCTATGTAGCCAGATCCAACGTGAGTACCTAAACAATCTGATCCCACAATATCGAAGGTAAGGATGGTTTCGTCCTGGTTTAGTGATCCCGTCAATTCAAACTCCCCGGAACATCCACTAAACCTTGTCGTCACTCCGAGCGTTATGGTCTTATCCCCTGCCGTTCCTGATACACTTCCCGAACCTTCTTTGAAATGGATTGTGCCTCTCACAAAATCCGCTAAACTTTGCTCTAGGTAGGCGCTTATGCCGGCACTTTCCACCAGATTCGTGCTATATGATCCAATCCAATAGCCGGAAAAATCGCTAATAACCTCATCCGGCACAATTGGAGGTAGTGGATTAGAGCTGTCTTTAGACTTATTACAAGAACATAACAACAACAAGCCTATTAATATGTATTTATTCATAATAAACCTCCATTTCCGTCATTTCGAATCTATCCATCATTTTCTTGTAATGCAAAGTATCTTTGAAGGGTTTTAATTTAATGTTACGCCCAATTCGCAAGGCCTCACACAATAGCCTTCTAAGCCCCATATTTTGATTCTGAGAGCCTAAAATATACCTTATGGCTTGGATATCGTCCCGGTCTAAATTATGCCATTCGCCCTGGTTTCTATCCTGCCATGCCAATACCCTTTTATTGCTGTTTATTATGTAGTTCATATCTTCAGCCCTCCTTAATTAATTCCCGAATATCTACCCCCTTCTCCCTTTCCTCTTCCGTTATTTCGCATTCATCAATGTCCCCGGTAAGCCCATCGACATTCCCGGTGATCCCATCGACATTCCCGGAAATCCCATCGACATTCCCATAAATCCTACTGACGCACCCGGAAAGCCCATCGATGTCCCCGGAAATACCGCTGACGTTCCCGGAAATACTACTGACGTTACCGAAAATATCACTGACGTCCCCGGTGATCTTATCAACATTCCCGAAAATACCGCTGGCGTTCCCGAAAATACCGGAGATATCACCGAAAACCCTATCATGAACCCCTGCTGTCATCTTCCCGTCTTTATAATAATAGACTTTAACTTCCTTTTTCTCTAAACACTTTCGCATACCCTCAACCCTCCTATAATTTGCAGGGCATTATTAGCCCATAAGTGTTTTTGTCTGAATTGGTAACTTCTATGGCGTTTTCATGGTTTTCAAATGAGAGAGTCACTACATCTTCCCCCATAGCCTGAGACAGTTCATACAGCTTTTTAGCGTTTAGCATTACTTGTAACTTAATTTCCCTCCCTTTTTCTGGTATTATACGTTGCCACCTTGGGAAGTATATATCCTTATCTCTATCTCTTTTCTTTGTCATGCCATTTACACTTTGCTCGTCCTCAGTTAATTCAAGGGGAATCGATCTTTTTTGTGATTCTTTAAGTAAGTCCTTGTCAACATAACCATTAGGTATATTTTCCCCTTCTAGAACGTTTACCTTAATTTTAACAAGACTCCTGCCATTGGTCGCTACAATAACTTTCCCCCCGTCATGGTCATCAATATAGGGATTTAATAACGGTACCCTATAATTATCTTTGCTAACTACCTTTTCAATCTTGTATCTTTTATCTAGTAACATAATTTTATTTCTCCTTTTTTATCATTTCATTGTGGATCACATTAATAATATATTCCTCATCACAAATGCCCCAGAACTCTCAACCCTCCTATTTTTGGATAATTAAAACTCATTGTCATGTTCTTCAATTCTTCTTTCTTCCTCCGCAATTTTTTCTTGGAACCTGTCCCGCATCTTTTCAACCTCTGAGTCTGGCATCAATATCGCATACGGCCCAAGTGTCCCGATCAAAACGGTTCGGAAATTTTTAATTTGTTCAGGGGTCATTTTGTCACTCATTTTGAATTTAGTCATAGCTTCCCCCTTTTACCTTTGATCCACGTCCGGCGCGAGTATCCCATACCCGCCCCAGTCCCGGACTAAATTAATCCCCGCCGGCTATAGCGTGCCGCGCTCCACGGAGTCTTCAATCTTTACCGCGTACCCTCTTGGATCTCCGTCGATCTTAAGACCGGGAACCTCGCCGCCCAAGATTTTGCAAACCCTTTTCCTCGCATCCGTTTGCTTTGATCCAAACCTCGCCGTACTTATAACCCCATTACAGTAATCCTCAACCTCCCGATGTGTGATCCCTTCCAGCCTACGCAATTCCCTAAGCGCGCGCCGCCCATCAAGCTTCTCATTCCCTATCATGCGCGCCAATTTTTCTAATGCTTCGACTTGCCTTTCCTCGTCTTTTAATAGTTTGCTCATGGTATTCGCCTCCTTATAAGTTCCTCATTAGGTTTTTTGTTTTCTGAATTTGGCGGGCCGTCGGGACGACGCACCAATATTTGATCGCGCCCTCTGGGGCGCGCTCGGCGTCGAGTATCTCGCGCTTGGCCGCCTCGACACTGGCCGCGCGGGTTCTGATTGTTACCTCGCCCGCGTCGTGTTTAAGTGTGAATTCGTACGTTTTCATGGTTTCGTCCTCCTTTTATTTTAGATCTGATCCTCTACTTTGTTGTTCATACTCTCAGCCCTCCATTATTTTATTGATACGACAACGAAACTTTATCTTTCCAATCAATGTACGTTTAACTCCGGAACCTGATATTGAATAGCCTCAACAATATAAAACAATTCGACTTTATCATTATTTTCAAAATACATTATTGCTTTTACTATCCTTTCAATATTTCCAAGTTCCCTTTCGGTAAGTTTCAATCTCTCTTTTGCTTGTTTTAATAGATTGTAACCTTCCCTATTCAACGGAATAGAAAACTGATAATTGCATATATATTTTGGTTCTTCTGGTAAATAAAAATCTCCAATATCGCATTTACCAGTCCCTATCAATATATTTATTCTATCTCTTAGTGGATTGTTAGTTTTCATAATCTTATTCCTCCATTTATTTTAAATCTGATCTTAGTCTAGTCCTATGATTGACAAGTGTCAACAGCTATTTTGAAATAATTTATAAATAGCACAATATCAATCATTTTATACATTATAATAATTAGGTATAAATCAAATGCAATAATAATGCAATATACTAGCTTAATAACTGCTCTATATCCTATTTATATAGGTGCTATATTATGAGGTCTGATATATTATTTTATCACCTCCTAAATAAAAAAATATATCTTAGAGCATCAACTGTTTTTAAAATTATTTTCTTTATTTTAGGCTAATTTGCCCTAAAACAGGGGCATATAGTAGAGGGGCACTGTGCGAGCAGAGCTTTTCTCACATTTCTTGGATCTTGATCGGGTGATACCGGGACATACGGCTGAATGAAGCTGTATGTGGCATAGGAGCATCATCTCTTATGACACGAAGGAAAGGACACTTTCCAGACTTTCTGTGACGGAAGCAAATGAAAGGATCAATCGCTACCGCGAGCGATAAAGCGGTTGTTCTCGCTTTGAACTGAAACGAGCATAAACCGGGGTCAACGGAGTGGTTTTGACAGCTTAGGATTCTCCGCCCGTACTAGGGATATAAACCATCTGAAGGGTCACTGCACAAATTGGCTGTGCAGGTAACACAAACTTTTTACTAGAGCTATCCCTAGTAAAAAGAAAAGCTGTGTTATGTTTAAATTTAAATTTTATGAACGAAGATAAAAGAAAAGAACTAGAAGAAATGCTATCCCCTGCACTAGGCCGTAAGCCTTGTGCAAGAGCGCATTTATTCGATAGAACAGCTCAGGAGTTATTCTTAAAGCACTATTTTAAAACAGGGAATATGTCTAAAGCTGCCGATGTTACTGGTTTTGATAGGCGTACAGTCTTTTTACAGCTTCAGAAGAACCCTCAATTCAAACATGATTTCGAGATGGTGAAGAAAGCCATTAAGCACGATTTAGAAGAAGTGATGATGGAGAATGCTAAAACGCCTAGAGGCTATTTAGACCGTATAACTTTTTTACGTCGTCATTTCCCAGAAGAGTATAACCCTAAGATTCAGGAAGCTAAGTATCTCAAGCAGGATGATTCAAGGCTCAATAAATTGTTGGATATTTTGGATGCTAAGGTCATAGATGTGAATGAGGAAAAGACTAAGGAAAATGACGAAAATGCTTAATAATACGGTGATTGGGATAGAAATGTATGAGACACAACGGTTTTCGTCATCCTGAACCAAAAATAATGGCCTATTTTGCTCTATTTCGTCCCTATTCAACCGTTTGAATTGCAATATGCAGGTAGGGTAGTACCAGGACATCATAAAACATTCAATGCAGGGCAAATGTGAGCGATTTAGAGGTATTGTGTAACTTGTAGGCCAATAAACATTCGATATTGTTTCAATTACGCATCATAATAAACATTATCAGAAGCAAATGCTTTGTAAAAAGCATGCTTATTCAAGCGTTTGAATTGACCAAATCCCCCATAGGGGGGTGGATATAGTTATAAGACGGTAACAGCTACTAATATAAAATCAAAAAGTGAAAGAGGGGAGAACACATGAGATTTCCACAAATAGAGCCCATACGATTGAAGGAGAGGGCATCGAAGCTGAGGTTAATGGAGAAGTTGGACGAGATAATAGGGGTGGTGAACGTATTGAGTGAGGAGATGACGAAGATAACGGAGGGATTTGAGAGGGCCAGGGAGAAGCTAAGCCAATGTGAGAAGGGGAAATAATGATCCCGAACGGCACGTATCTTTCTGTTCGAGTGGAGAATTTGCTGAAGGAGTTCGCGGAGACGGCGAATCCTGAGAATTTTGAAGTAGAGCTGCCCAAGATGACGATGAGGATGTGCGAGTTGTTTTATGACGAATTGGAATACAAGTACCGGCTCAGGGTGCCGAAGGGAAAGTAGCTATGTGGCCTTTTTCGAGTAAGAAAACGTGGAAAGGGTGGGTGATGGGTGTTTTGGAGAAAATGCTCATTATGTTGGCGGGAGCCGCCGTCAGAAAAAATTTTAAAAAATAAGTAAAAGAAGGAGTGGCGGATCTAGCCGAGGAATACGAGGCGGAACGAAGAGCTCCGAAGGAGCGATGAGTATGCCTTGCGGTAAAAGAAAGAAGGGAAGAAAAGGAGGACGTAAGTGAAGAAGATTTTAGGATGTTTGTGTGGACTTTTATTTTTTGTGGGAACGGCCCAGGCGGGCGGCCAATATATCGAATCGTTGGCGACGACGATTTATATTAATCAGGTGGAGGTGTCGTCTGTTACGGCGACGGCGCTATACACGGGGTCGGCGGATCTGGCGGGGAGAACGAAAACATGTTTTCAATCCGTGGATGGGACGTATGGAGTTTGGTTGGGAACATCCAGCTCTGTTACGGCGACAAACGGTTGGTATATTGGGGATAAAGACAATCCCAACAATTCCGTGTGTTTTCCTTTTGGGAATAATTACACGTTTTATGGTCTAGGAGAGACAGGACAGCTTACAACCAATTTGGCTGTCATTGAGATACGTCAGAAGAATTGATTTTAGATAAAGAGAAGCAAGATAGATTAAATAAGCTGAAGTCGTTGTGCCAAAACGACTTGAAGTTTTTGTGTAAAAACATACTGGATATGAAGGATTGGCAAGACGGGCTACACGACGAGTTAGCCGAGTTCTTGATGAGGGAGCACTCAAGAAAATTAATATTAATACCGAGGAACCATCTCAAAACAAGCATTTGCACCGTCGGTTTTGCAATCCTTAGCATTTTAAAGAATCCCGACATACGGATTCTCATCACCAACGCCACACTGAGAAGAACGGAAGAAATCATGTCCCAAATACAGGGATATCTGAAGGATTCCGTTCTTCCCGGCATCTTCGGGGAATTTGAAAACAAAAGCACCCGTTGGACGATTGATCAAATCACCATAGCGCAGAGAAAGTCTAAAGCCATAAAAGAGCCCACCATTTCTATTGCCTCTATTACCACAAACGTAACTGGGGGTCACTACGACCTCATCATCCATGACGACCTAGTGGAAAGAGGCAATATTGGAACAGCCGAGCAAATGCAGAAGGTGAAGGACTTTTTCACGGATTCCCTCAACCTGGCCCCGAATTCCCCCATTGTGACGATAGGGACTCGTTGGGCCATGGATGATCTCTACGGGGATCTTCTAGGAATGAAAGACTTCGCCAATTTTGTGCGAGCTGCTGTGGACGACGGGGGAAATGTCATATTTCCCAATATGGTGTGCAAAGACAGGTCTGATAAAGACTGGCAGAAGAAAATATGTTTGGAAGCTCAGCTGGAATTGCAAGGAACCTACTCTTTTCACTGCACACCAAAAGAGTCTCCCGTTTTAATGGGGGATTTTACTTACAAGCCCATATCGGAAGTTAAAGTTGGGGACGAGGTTATTGGGTGGAAGGTAAGTAAGACGGGAAGAAGGCAGGTTGTTAAATCCCTTGTTTTAGCCAACGGCAAAAGAAAGTCCGTTGTTCAGACGATGGAAATGGAATCAGGAAGAAAAGTGAGATGTACGCCGGATCACAGATGGTATACGGGAAGACTGGACAAAACACATAAAGAATACAGCCCCGCAAAAATAGGCTCGAAGCTCATGTTTGTGGCAGATCCCAAAGACGCTGTGTGTCCGAGCGAAATGTTGTGGGGCGCTTCGTGGCTAGGAGGCATGTTTGACGGAGTCGTAGGAATAAAAGAAGACGGAATAGAAGACGTTTATTCCATGCAAACAGAGACAGGCAATTACGTCGTGTGGGGATACGCTTCCAAAAATTGCCAATACATGAATAATCCCACCTCGGAAGACACCATTGAATTCAAGAGGCCGTGGATTACGACATTCGACATGAACAGCGACCTGTTCAACGAGTTGAAGGGAATTGAAGGGCTCCTCAGCGTTGATCCAGCGTTCCGGCTAAAACAGACGAGTGATTATTCGGGTCTTGTCGTCACCAAGACGACGGAAGATAATATGACGTACGTGTTGGAAGCCGAACAGAAGAAAATGAACGCTAAGGAACTGATTCATCGGATATTTCAGCATGTGGAGACGTACAACGTGAAAAAGGCCGTTATAGAATCCCAGGCCGCCCAAATTGTCCTCATTCAACTGCTGAAAGAGGAAATGAGGAAACGGGGAAAGTTTTTTGTTGTGGAAGAGGTGACGCAGGACACGAAGGAAACAAAGGCCATGCGTATTAGGGCCTTGATTCCTCATTACGCCAACGGACGAATACTTCACAGGCGGGGGTTGGCGATATTGGAAGATCAGCTCGTGCAGTTTCCAAGATCCATGCACGACGATGTGTTGGACGCGTTATCCATGCAGTCAAAATATTGGAGAACACCAAGAGGACGACTGGTGAACAAATCACATGTTCAACACTGGTCTTGGGATTGGTGGAAGAAGCAAGTGCCTGACCCACGAACATCGGCAGAGAAAAAATTTAGCGCTGTGACGCGAAGGAATTGGATTTAATGGCTAGGAAAAAGAAAGACACGGAAGAACAGGAAGTCAACAACTGGCAGGATAAAATCAGCTCAGCGGAAAGATTCCGCGACACATACAAAAGAAGCTATCTATGGGAAACCTTTCTCATGGAATATAAGTGTTTATGGGATAGGGTGTTGCCTCCCGAAGTCACGCCATTCAATTTTGTGTTCTCTTGGGCGAAGACGGAAGTGGCCAGCCTGTATTCCAGAGATCCCCATGTGGAAGTGAACCCGACCAAGAACGCCACTGTGGAACAAGCCAAGCTGCGGGAGCTGCTCATATCAGATTTTATACGAAGAAAGAAAAGCAAGCGAGAAATAAAAAGAATGCTGTTGGACGGAAAGCTTATTGGCCATGGTTGGCTCAAGGTTGGATACAACGCCGATTTCGACACAATGGTGGATCGTGATGGGAACCAGCTTCAAACCATCATCAACGAAGACTATTTTATGTACCGCATCCCTTGGCATCACGTGACGTTTAATCCGGATTCCATCAATGTGCCTTACGATTGCCGATGGATGGCGCACGAGTTCTGGATTCCTATTGAAGATTTGAAGAAAAAGAAAGGCTGGCGGCACGTGGAGCAGATGGAGAAGAACGCCGCCCCTCTTCGCCGGTCTGTGGGAGACAGGGAAAGATACAAGGACAGGAAAGACCTCAGCAACTCACTTACGCCGGATAGTCTCAATTATTATGACGACGCAAAAATGGTACAAGTGTACGAGATTTGGGACATCAAAAACAAAGAAGTGAAATATATGTCGCCCGGAGTAAGCGGGTATGTGTTCAATAAACCGTGGCCATATAGAATCATGAAAGGATTTCCCTTCTCATATTTTTGTCCTAATCCCATCAATGACGAACCGTATGGTATTCCCGATCCCTTCACGTGGCATGATCAGTTATTGGAACTTATCAAAGACGACTACACAATTGACGACCACGTGAAAAAGGGCAACAGGCAGATTGCGGTGTCGGAAGACAATGAAATATTGCCGGAGTCCGTTAAGGCGTATGAGGATGGACAAACAGGCGCCATTATTCGATTTCGACAGGTATCGAGTGACAAGCTGGCTCCCATGCCGTATATGAACGTAAACCCCGATGTGTACGCGTTGAGGCAAATACGAAAAGAAAATATTTTAAACGTGTCTGGTCAAAGCGCCACGGAGCGAGGGGCCACGGAGCGCACCAGCACACGTACATTTAGGGAGCTGGCGCTTATTGACAGAGGGGCCAAGAACAGGCGTTCCGAACAAGAGGATGTCATGGAGGATACGCTGGAAGACGCTTTTGGAAAGATCATGGCACTTCAAGCGGAATTTGGGGATATGCCTTATTACGTGCGCGTGACGGGACAACAGCCTCAGAATATTGTGAACGCTATCATGGGAAGACCTTCCGCGACTCAACCGGGATCTATCACGAATGTTGGCCAGAGCGGGATAGAGGGGTTCACGGTAACGAGAGAAGACATTGGAATGGACGGAAAAGAAGAATTTGATGTGGAGATACAGGCCGGTTCCACCATTCCAAGAGACAGGGAAACGAAGATTCAAATGCTGAATTTTGTGGCCGAGAACGCCGTTCAAAGCGGAGCTATCCCAGGCGGGCCTCTCATGGGTACGATTGCTCGGAGATACTTCGAGGAAATGGACGATCCGGAACTCATTATGGCTCTGGAAGCGGAAAGACAGGCTCAACAGCAAATCATTGCTAAAAGGGAAGAAGCGTCCAAGACGGCAACACAGCTTGAAGCGGCTAACGAGGCGGCACAACTTCAGATAAAAGCGGAGAGGGAAGTCACCAAGAAAGGGGAGGCCGATATCAAGAGGTATAACGCCCAAACGGACAGAATTAAAGCGGTTGAACAAGGAAAGACGGAAAGAGAAAAAGCAAAGAGAGGGGAACCATGAGAGACGCGTGTGGTAACTGCGGAGCAACAGACTACTCGCATTGGCGGAAAGTATACCCGGTAAAGAAGCCGGTATATGAAGTATGTGATAAGTGTGAAAAATTAAATCGACCTAGGACGTATGACGACATTTATAAAGGCGATTGTAACAAGGGGGTATCCGAGTGTGAACATTTGGCCGATCCTGATACTGGGCAGCCTATCCCTTATTCTACTCCTGGGGAAAAGGCCGCCATTATGAAGAAGTTGGGAGTTGTTCAGTCGAACAGAGCTGAGAGAGTACACGGCGCGCGAAACGAAACGATTCGCCGCACATATTTTTCCTAATTAGGAGGGCCTAGTGCCTAGCACATACAACACGGTATCCGTAGCGACTACGGCCACACAAATATTGTCTCCTGACGCCACCAGGAGGGGATGGGTTATTTATAACGCCGGGGCAAACGCCGTGTATTACGGCCCGGATGATTCTATAACGACAGCGAATACCGTGGCGCTGCAACCGAAGTCAACAATTTTGAGCAGCGACGTTGTGAATTATAAGGGATCAATATACGGCATTGTTTCGGCGGGGACGGAAGACGTGAGATATTGGGAATGGGGAACATAGCGTGTCCATATATTTAAACGATGGAGGATCGATAACAGTAGGAGCTCCGATAGTCGGAGGAGATTCAAATACTGTTGTTTATTGTGATTCAAGTGGAAATATAGCGACTTCAACGGATCTTGCTTGGAACGGAACCAATTTTTCTATTAATGGCGTGTTGGTGTTACAGGATACGGAAGCTATTGATGAAGGTGTTATATTTAAAGGTGGTAGCGCTTTCCTTCATAATTTTCACCATCCAACAGGCAGCACCGCCGTTCCGCAAGGCTTTAATATTTTTCTTGGCATAGGCGCTGGAAACTTTTCGACAGGATCTACGGCAACGGATGTAACGGACGCTTCATATAACATTGGCATCGGCTATTACGCATTACATGATGTGACTGTCGGCAATTATAATTCATGTATTGGTTATAAAGTTTTAGAAAATATAACTACCGGGTTTCAAAATTCGGCTGTAGGAGAGTCGGCATTAAACAGTTTAACCACAGGGGGAAAGAACTGCGCTGTTGGTTCTGATGCTCTTAGGAACATAAGCGGTTCGGATAGCAATATAGCTATTGGTGTAAATGCGGGAAGATATTATGGAGCCTATGTTGATGGTAATGCGTCCTCAGAGGAGTCAATTTATATAGGAGAAACAACTAGAGCTTCCGCTAATGGAAATACTAATGAAATTGTCATAGGCCATTTGGCCCTCGGTAATGGATCAAATACTGTTACTGTTGGATCGTCTGGTTATACAGGGTTTTATTTGCCGGGGGATGACTATAATATTTATTTGGGGGCTTCAAACGACTATTCTATATGTTGGGACGGCTCTGATGCTGTTCATACCATAAGTGCGGGTGGTTTCAAATTCACTGCGGGGTTAATTTCCACATATCAATCCGCTGACTCAGAAGGTATCAGAATATACGGGTACGATGATAAAGTAGCTGATTACCTAAGACTCGGAGTGAGTTCCGCCGGCTCAGGGACAATATATACAACTTCTGGATTTACATTCTCTACGCCGGGGTCAATATGTTTTAACTCCGTTGGCGTAACCTATGATTTAAGCGGAAATTTACTAATAAGAGACGCTGATGATAGCTATGCTGTCAGAGCGTTATGGTACTCCCATAACGGCAATTTGATTTTTTATAGCGGGGCTCCAAGGATACAAAGCGATAATACTAAGCTGTTGTTAGGCGCAGAAGGCGATGCTTCTATCTACTATGACGGCTCTGACATGTATTTCAACAGTCAAGAAGTAGGTACTGGTGACTTTGTATTTACTGGCGGTAATGTTGGTATACATAATACTAACCCATCGTACCCACTAGATATTTTGATGAGTGCGACCGATGAACGTGGTATTAATATTGATGGTCTAACAGATTACACAGGCACAGGTAACACAACAGCGTACGCCCTACTATTCCAACGTGATTTAAATTGTGGGAATGGAACAGAACCGACAAATTTTATAGGTCGTGCACTTAATATGAATCTAAAGCATACTGATGGTGATTTAACTAACAACAATAAGTCTTTAAGGTCAACTCAAGATTATATTACAGATACATCGACATGGAGTAATACGTCAGGTAGTACAAGGTCTGTTAATGTAAGATGCTTTGATGCGGGGATAGGCGGTTCACCGACAATATCTAATGACGGTGCAGGTACACTATTATACATGCAACGTGGATTTGACAGCAGGTTAAACGGTACGCCAACATTTGAAAGTACAAGTGGAGTTAACCATTGGACAACACACGGTATATATATAGACCATGATTTTTCAGCGACTTTAAGTAGTGGAAGTTTAACTCAACGTCATTATGGTGGATATTTTGATGTGCGTGGCGATACAACAGGTAGTTCTTTTGGATATGGGTTATATATAGCTGAAACATCTGGATTTGATTTAAATTACAGTTTTTATAATTCTGCATCTTCAAATATGCACTTGGCAAATGATAATGTAAAAGCATTGTTTGGAAATGGTAATGACGCTTCTCTCTACTACGACAGCGCAGATTTAATTATTAGCTCTGATGATGTCGGCACAGGGTCGTGCAAGATAAACTCGTTGGAGATTGATAAAGACGGATTCATCAAACCCATTACTTCGGCAGACGCGGCGGCCCCAAACAACTCAATTTATTACAGTAGTGACGCGAGCAAACTTGTTTACAAAGATTCTGGTGGAACTGTAAACAACTTATACTAGGAGAAAAATATGGCAGATTATGTATTTACAATGACAATTCCGGAGGCAAAAACGCAGCGTGTCGTTGACGCTATGAAGGGGATATACCCCGTTCCAATAAATGTTGAAACAGGAGAACCCTTATTCAACGACGCGCAATGGGCGAAAGAATGCGTTATAAATTTTATAAAGAGAACCGTGTATCGTTATGAGTCATCGGTTGCGGTTAATACAGCAAAAGAAGGTGTCGAAGAAGACGCCGACATTGTGAACTAAAAGGAGAATATATGGATAATATTATTGAATGGGTTGTTAAGTGGTATCCGGTGATTTCATCGGTTATCGGCACGTTTGCCATTGTTGCCACTATTACGCCTAACAAAGTAGATAACAAGATTTCTCAATTTTTGATGGATCTTGTGAACTTCCTTGGTGGAAACATCGGGAAAGCATCAAACAAATAATAAAAAAAACAGGGGAGACCATGACAGAAGAAATTAAACCAGAACAAGCAAAAGAAGTAATCACAAAAGAAATGAAAGAGCGCGAGGAAAAATGTTCTCAAGCAATAAAAAAAGCTCTTGAAGATAACAAGTGCGTCATGGATGTGGCCATACTTGTGATGGGGCGCGGGAACATGCCCCAAATTAAAGTGACAGCCCAGCCCTAGGAGATAAATTATGTCTTTAGATGAACTTGACACAATGATGCAATCAGCGAAAATACAATCCCAGTATACAAGAATACCATTCACACTTCCAGGCGTCAAGCCCGGAGACATGGTTATGGGAAAAGTCAAATTCATTGTGAAGGCGATAGACGAAGGCGGGATGCAGATTATGCTTATGGAGTTTACACCGGGAATGCCGGGGGAAACTTCAGATACCGGGAATCCCGGTAGATTGGGGGGAGGACAGATTATTCCAAGTCCTTCTTAAGCGGATAGCCGCGGAGGCCCCGCGAAGGAGACTATATGACAGAAGAAGCAAAAGCTAGTAACGAACCAAAGGCGACAGAACCGGCTCAACAGGAGCCCTCAGAAGCGCCGCAACCGACACAGAACGATCAAAGCCAAGGAAAGCCTCAACAGGCCCCGGCCAAAGAAGATAAATGGGAATTCAACGGCAACTTTGACAAATTGAAGGAAGAGAAACCCGAATTATACAAGTACGCTACCGGCATACGTCGGTATCTTACGACTAAGGAACAAGACTACAGCAAAAGCGTGAAGTCGGCTCAAGAATACGAGCAGATCAGGCAATCACCTGTTTGGAACGAGTTCCTTAACTATTACCAGAACAAACAAAATGCCCCACAACAATCTGCACAAGAAGAGACCTATATAGATCCCGACACGCAGAAATATGTGGAAAGCAAAGAACAGCTAATCCTGAACGAATTAAAAAACGTGAAAGACGAGCTGGGGAAAGTTAAAAAAGAAAGCGAAATCGCCCTTTTTGCCGACTCTCACCCCAAGTTTTGGGAATACGATGAAATTGGGTTAATTCGACCTCTATTACGTGAAGGGAAATCATTATCCGAAGCCTACACCCAGGCCGAGGGCATCGTATCGAAATTGAGGAAGGAACAGGTACAACTCAACAATCAGAGAGTACAAGAGAAGATGAACGCCGCCAATACGGTAGGCCCGTCTATTTCAAATGACTCTGACACCGTGTGGGTAGACCATCCTAACGACGTTTTGACCGCTGCGACTGAACTAGCTATGCAGGGTATAAAAAACAAGAAAGTCCGTGTTAGGAGAAAATAAACTCCTCTCATGGATTAATCCAACATAGAGAGGTTCAATTAAAATGGCACCAGGAATTGACAGTAACCTTTTCACATACGGCCCAGGCAATGTATCGACTCTCTTAACTACCACCAACTCTGCTCGCCACGGCGACATTAAGGATGGGGTATTTAATGAGATTCCGACTCTTAGCTGGCTAATGAGCAAAGGCAAAGCAAGTCTGCGTGGCGGAGCGACGATTCTGACTCACATTCGCAACAACGCGAACAGCACAGCGAGTTCGTATGCGGGATATGACATCATCGACACCACGCCGCAGGACGAAATTACCACCTCACAAGCGGAATGGAAGCAGTACGCTGCGTCCATCTCCGTTTCGGGAAGAGAAGAACGTATTCAAAACGCCGGGAAAGAAGCGGTATTTGATCTCGTTCGTTCCAAACTGGATGGAGCTGATCGCTCCCTCCGAGACAAGATTGCGGCTGATTTGTTCGCTTCTTCGCAAGCGACGAAAGCTATTCGCTCCCTTGTCACCCTGATTGATGCGACAAGCACCGTTCAGGATATTAACAGTACCACATACAGCTTCTGGCAAGCGGATTCTAACTCCGGTGGGAGCTTCGCTGCGCAAGGTCTTTCGGACATGCGTACTTTGTGGAATGCCTTAGCAAAAATCCCCGGAAAACTCACTGACTTAATCGTGACGACTTCGGATGTCCATGGCTACTATGAAGGGGCTTTGACCCCTCAGCAACGCTATCAGCAAGTTAATGAAGGAAACGCTTCGTTCATGAATCTCATGTTCAAATCGGCTCCTGTTATCTTTGATAACGATGCGACTAGTGGCGTCATGTACTTCTTAAACTCCGATGTGATGGATCTCGTTATTTCCAGCGACACCAACTTCGTTCTTACCGACTGGGTAAAACCAGCCGAGCAAGACGCGAAAGTGGCCCAACTTCTTGTTGGCCTGGAACTCGTGACCACCAACCGCAGGAAACTCGGAAAAATCACGTCTGTTTCGGCTTAAGGGAGGGTATTAATTATGGCTTCTCTTAGAGACAGTGATATTACCACAAACGATGGTGGACAAGGAGTTATCAGGATTATCAAGCTCGCGACGTGCGTTACAGGTGACACAATCACCTATAAAGGCCCGGTCAGAGCTTTCATCCCGGTGAACGAGACCACGGCTGACGCTATCAGCGCGACCTACGATGCCAGTACACAACTGTTTACTGTAACCGTAGCCAACACGCCCGATATCGCCATCTTGGTCATAAACTAATCGACAGTGAAAAAACGGGAGGCAGGGGAACCCTCCGCCAGTGAAAAAACAGAGGTACAACTTGTACCTCGCTAGTGAAAAAACGGAGGATTAAAATGCTACTTCAAAAACTGAACAGAGGAGACGCTGAGAAAGTCTTCATTATCTGTCGGAATACTTCGGGAGCGACGCTTGCCGCGAACCTTCCCGTGTATTTTGAAACGGATGCTGTTACCGACGGGAACGCCGTTAGCCAAATGGTGACGGGTGGACAACACCTGTTAGCCGGTATTAATGACGCTTCTTTAGTCGATGACGGCTATGGTCTTGTGCAATGCTACGGTTATCGTACTAGCGTTGTTGTGAGCGCCGTTGTCAGCTCTTATTCAATTGTTCCGGGGACTCCCCTAGTGGGTGTTGCCGGTGCTGCTTATCTTGCTTATGGAACTATTTTGTCTGCGGTGACCACCCAGGCGAATTATGACCGACAAATATTCAGCATGGAAACAATTGCGTCTGCGGCTGATAAATCAGCGACAGCTAATGCGCGTTGCTTAATTAAAGCGATGTAATTTATTTCTTAGGTCGGGGGTTTAACTCCCCCGGCCTGAGATACAGGGGAGATTATGAAGAAGTTACTATTTATTGATTCTACGCCGGGGTACAGTCCGGATAAGAAGGACACCAAAGCGTGCGGAGGGATTTTAACAAGTTTAACAATTATCCCCAGGTATTTGGCTAAAAAAGGTTGGGATGTAACTGTTAGCTGCACACACGATAAGAAGGAAAAGATAGACGGAGTAACATACGTCCCATTCAACCACAACGAAGCTATTCCAAAATGGGACATATCCATCATCAATAGAAACGGCGTTACAAACGAGATTGTGGGATATTCAAAATCAATAGGAGCCAAAACAGTTTGGTGGCTGCACGACATTGTTGATTTTCGATATTTGAATGATGCCGCCTACAAACATGTGGATAGCATAATCGCGTTGTCGGAATACTGTAAAGAGTCATATTCGCAGTTTTACGATATACCGCCGGATAAGTTTACCGTAATACCCAACGGCGTGGACAAGAGCGTATTTTATCCGGGGGAATACGGAGACAGGAAAAAATACAAGTTAATAATGGCTTCCGCGCTTATCAAAGGTTTTATGCCTGTGTTCGATACATGGACAAACGTGAAGAGACATTTTCCGGGGGCGTCATTGACGATATACGGTAGCCAGAAATTGCACGGCTTGGAAGATAACAAGATACAGCAAGCGTTTTTAGATGAAATGGAAACTGAGGGAGCGACTGTACAGAACCCAATTCCACAGTCCATATTGGCCGATAAGATGAGGGAATCGTGGGTGCTTCTTATGCCAAATTCTTATCCAGAGATATGTTCAAATCTTTTGCTTCAAGCGCAAGCGTGTGGATTACCTGTCATCACATCAAACATAGGAAGCGTTGGAGAATTTATCGAAAACGATAAGACGGGGATATTAACTTCCCATTACCCTCACGACTTATTTTTATGGATAAAAAAGTATGTGGAATCAACAGTAAGGCTATTAAAAGACGACGATAAACACAAACGAATAAGCGAACAAGCGCCAAAAGATGTGAAAGATTGGGACACCATAGGGGAGATGTGGAATGAGTATCTTAGCGGTATTGCGGGAAAGAATTAAAAACATAAGAGACAGCATTAAAGCGCCGGGGCCAGGAGCCAGTATAACGTACATGAAATATCCTCCTGAATGTAACTTCGATGGAAAACGGGTGTTGAATTTAGGGTGCGGCAATACCACATATAAAGCAAAGAATGTCGTTAATTTAGATTCATTCGATATACCGGGAGTAGACGTTGTTTGGGATCTCAGTAAAACTCCCATGCCGTTTAAAGAGGGAGAGTTTGATCTTATCGTAGCGAATCACATATTTGAACACATAGAGAATTGGTGGGGGTGTTTCAAAGACTGTGCCAGGATATTGAAGGTAGGTGGGAAGATAGAGATATGGTTACCCGGTGAAAACACCTATTCGCAGATGGGTTACAGGGATCATATAAATCACATTAATTACGTTTCGTTCGCGGGGACGAGAGGGAAAATAAGAAACTTCGCTAACGCTTGGGAATTGGATCAAAAAAAGAAAAACGGTTTTGCGAATGATATGGAGATGGTGGGATATATGGTTCTTCTTCAAAGGTGGTGGTGGCTTCATGTACTACCTAATTTTATGAGGCAGTGGTGTATAGATCATTTGAATAATGTGATTAATGAGATGGGATATGTTTTTGAAAAGTTACTGCCGGAGGGGAGATAATGGAAGTGGAATTTTACAGGTGTTATAACTGCGGGAGAATGGAAGAGAAAAGAATCCTGCTAAAGAGACCGGGATGTACATGCGGAGCCATGAGAGTAAGGCCGACAATAGCGACAAGGCTTGAATTGCTGTGGTTCGCTATAACACATCCAAGCTATATAGTTAAAGACATTGTGGGGGAAAAATGAGCGTAACTATACTGTGTCCGATATCAGAAACAGTTCATCCCATTGTGTTTCAGTCTGCCATGTCTATGGTCAATTATACGGCCAACAACGGGATAAAAATAGAGTACATGGGAACAACGGAAAGAACGCTAGTAGACACGGCCAGAAACACGCTAACGAAAGAGCTGTTAAAGACACCTAGCGAATGGGCTTTTTGGATGGACGCGGACATGGTTCTTCCTAAAGAAACTATTGTGAGGCTTTTAGAAGTAGCAAAAGAAAAAGAAGCAAAGATGGTGACAGGGGTGTACTACCAACGAGGACGAAAGCATTGGCCCGTACTGTGGGCTCGTAGTCCAGAGCTAGAGAAGGGCGGCACACCGCAAGTTATAAACAAAGACGAATACGACCAGAACGGATACATAGGCATGTTTATGGTTCCAGGGCCAGAAGCAAAGGAGCCTTTTCAGGCTCACTCTGCCGGGTTCGGGTGCTGTTTAATACATAGGTCTGTCTTTGAGTCGTTGGATGATCCGTGGTTTAAATTCGTGTATGG